GCATTGACCACGTCCACCTACGACACCAGCTTTCCCATCGTGTCCAATGTATGGGTTCCACCATTCAAACAAGCAACGGCCCCTGCTTTCGCAAACTGGATGAACATCGCATACGATGGCGGTTACTGTGAACATACCTTCACCAATGCATCCAATGCAGCATGCACTATGACCATATGGGAGTGCATCCCACGCAGGGCATTAAACGCCGAAACTGACGTCTACAACAACACCTTGTACAGCTGTGCTCCAAGTATCCTTTCCGCAAACAGCAAACTTGAAGCCGCTGCAAAGCGTGCAGACGCTACCGTCGACCTCGGCTTCGTCGGCACACCAGCGGACTTCAATTCAGGCGACGACCAATTCTTCAGCCTATCACCTAAAGATGATCGCCTACAAATGAACTGGAAAGTTAGCAAACCTCGCACCATCGTGCTCGCACCAGGACAAATAGCCAAAGTCAAAGTCGACTTCGAACCGTTCTCCTTGACTGGCAAAGACGTTATCCTAAACCTCGGCCAGAGTGGTATAGCCGGATCAGGCCAAATCGTCCCTACCTTCTTACCGATGTGCACTAAATTACTGGAAATCAGATGCAAGTCTGAAATGGCCCACGATAGCGCAGGCACTGACGGTAAATACACCGTGGTCTCTGACACCTTGGGACAAATCATGCACACGCAAAAGGAATACCACAAATGCCGTGCCCTACCTTACGTTTCCATTGACAACCACGTCATGATCAACGACATCATTCACGGCGATGCCGCTGTTTCTGCTCAACAGCTAATGAATGACGAACAAGACAACATTGAATTTATTCAAACATCTATTTAATTAATTAACTTTGAGCTTGCAATTCGTCATCAATGTAAAGCAAATCATCATAATCATTATTCACATCGGCATATTCTTGCCATGCTACAGGTACTGACTCCCATCCGGGGTCTTGGGCCACGACTGGCTCTGGGGCATCTCCTCCTCCGGCGGGTGCAAACAGAGCTGGGAAGTATCGGACTTCGTCGATTCGTCGCAAAAGCTGTCCAAGCTCTTCGTCGGTCCGACCTTCCCACGTTTCACGGGGCGACTTGGGAGTGGTGACGATGATGTTTCTTGCGACGAACTGGGCAGATCCACCTTTGTATTCGACTCGCATCGGGTAGCGATCAAACAATCTAAGGAGCTCTGCAAATGTGCAGAGGTCTCGGCGATAGTCGTCAATAATAACTGCAGCCTCTCCTGAGTATCCATCCCACCACTTCGAGGAACCCATTTTCCAATACGCGTCAGGAAAGCGTGTTGAAGCCTCAAGGCTCTTCCCAGTTCCTGTGGGCCCGTAAAACCAAGCCACGGTTGTTTTGTGACGTCGACTTGGCACATGAAGCTGTTGTACTGCTTGGATGCCTCTGTAATATCTAATAACGTCTCCAGGAGACTCTTCCGCGAGCTCCTTAAGGGACGCACCTTCAACAACTCTTCGGTACACAGTTGCGAGGTCAGATCGAGCACCTTGGGTTGGCAAGGTACCGTACTCGTACGGTTCAGTACCGGGTTCACGGGTCTCATCCTTGGTGCAGTACTCCCGGTTCTGGGCTCCGTTACCACGAGCTGCCTCGATATGTGCTCGTTGGGATATCGAGCGCTTCCATCCTGCGAGCGCTTTAGGATTAGGGGCATAGGCATATCCCTGCAAATGAGGGGTTCCCCCTTCATTTCCCACTTCTCGCTGGAAGACGAGATAGGTGAAATTGGTTGCTTCGGTGATGAGGTGGCGGACATCTTCTTCAGTGTAATTATTAATTGTGAAACACGCGGCACGGAACTTGGACATTGTTTTTTGACACAGTGCCCCGTTCTTAGCTCGCGCGTACAATTATTTTTTTGACACCGCCACCCTTTAGGGTCGCAGACCCACAATCCTGTCCCCTACTCCTATAAAATTATAGGAGTAACGGCTACTTTTTGATACACCAGTGTAACAACTTCTGCGGAACAGAAGTTGGAACATAAGTGTGTGGTAATACTGGCACACACTTATGTTCCCACCATATTGCCATATTTCAATACAAATATGGCACGAATTCAACGCAAAACTAAACAAACCAGGCGCCGAGCATACCCAGGTCGCATCCTGTCACACCGGTACCTCGATGCCGATCAATTCAGTGCATACACTAGGGATTTAACAAACATGATGCGGCGCACCAAAACCGCCAATCGAAGATACCACCGTCGCATAAACTCCAAAATGCGAAACAAAGCCATTACCTACGGTAGTGCGACTCTGGTAGCCGGCAACCCATACGCTCAGCGTCCTGCCGACCTACGACAATGGAACCTGGCCGAATCGCTACGACCTCTGGCACGGCGACTCCGCCAACGCTACACCAATCAACGAATAGCACGAAGATGGCTATTCAACACTGGTGTAAATGCAAAACGAGCTATGCATAAATGACTCATTCATATTTCAAATGCTTAAATATATATTGCATTATATCTGCTTCTGTAAATCATCTTGTAAAGGGAATATAACTAACAATGGCAATGATGAAACGATCGAGACGGGGCAGTTACGCCAACCAAGTGAGTCAACCCGACAATGACGTACGCAGCGCACTGTCCTTAAACTTCAGTACCAACCCCAGTTTGACATCATACACCACCAAAGGTGCACCTGGTACCGACATGATCACCCGACATGTACGCACTCAATCCGCTAAACGCAAGCGCGCAAAGGTGCCAAACGTACTCATGAAACTATTCGCCCCACCATTCTCATTATCACGATATGGTTACGGCAATGCCTTCACCTGGGCCGCTGGTGTGTACGGCCCTGAACCAGGCGCCAACAACTCAAACTACCGTTGGGCACCCGGTACGCAAAAATGGTTGTCCTTTATTCACCTCCCACTAGGGGACGCTCGCTTTGCAGCTGATTTCGCTCCAAGCACAACTTACACCATCAATGATCTCATTTACCAATCAATCAAATACAGAGCAACCACCAATCTTCCGGCATTGACCACGTCCACCTACGACACCAGCTTTCCCATCGTGTCCAATGTATGGGTTCCACCATTCAAACAAGCAACGGCCCCTGCTTTCGCAAACTGGATGAACATCGCATACGATGGCG